CGTCGCGGAAAAGCCTACCAAGAGTGGAAAGCCACCCTGCCCTACGGGTTCTGTGAGTGCAATGCCGCTGACTTCGCGAAGGTCAGGGACATCATCGCCTCGATCCGAGAGCATGACGCGGCTCGGTCTCTCGTCGAGGCGGCGGCTCACTCACAGTACAGCGTGTTCTGGACCGACGAAGACGGTCACGCACGCAAGGCCCGCGCTGACGGAGTCACGAAGCGGGAGTGGTTCGACCTCAAGACTACGAGCAGCGAGTGGCGAGACTTGAAGTATTCGTTCCGCCGGTTTGGCTACGACTGGCAGGCAGTCTGGTATGCCGACGCTAGCCGCGTGGCTGGCTTCGAGCCGTTCGACTTCAAGTTCATCGTCGTGCAGACGTTCGCGCCGTTCAACGTCAGGGTCGTGACTCTCCCAGGCGACGCCCTGCTTCGGGCTTCTGACGAGATCAAGCGAACCCTGGATGCGATTCGCACTCGACGAGAGACGGGCCTGTACGTGCCCGCTTCTTATCACTCCGTGCAAGAGTTGGTGTTTTAGTTTGTCTGGATACGATTCCCACAAGGAGGCTCAAACATGAGCAGCGATTTGGCGGTTGTTGGTTCTTTCCGTGGTCTTTCTGCCGCCTCTTCCGGAGGCTTTCGCTTCAAGGACATGACGATCGTCGGCGTGCCCAGGGGCGGCGGAACGACATGGCAGTGGAAGACGATTCTTGGAGACAGGTTCGAGCGTGAGATCACGGGTGTCATCGTCGCCTTGAGCGACGTGCAGATTGACCTGTGGCCCATCAAGGGCAAGGCGCAGAAGGGGACCATTCCCTACATGCGATCGCTCGACGGCCAGAAGGCCTACATCATCGGGGATGACTCTGGCGATCTTGACGTCGGCCACATCGAGGCCGCCGCAAACGGCGACGGCTCGTACGACTGCGCCAAGATCAAGTACTTCCAGTGGGAAGGCCAGGGGAAGGGATCGAAGCCGCCTCGCGCTGACGCCACGAGCGTGGTCGGCATCCTCATGGCCGGGGAGTCTTCGCCGGTGTTTATTCGCCTGTCGAAGACGAGCAGTCCCAAGGTGCAGGATTTCTGCGGAAAACTTCGCGCGGCTGGCTGTGAGCCGTACGAGGCTGTTGTTTCTCTGAGTCTCGAAGCAATCAACGGCGCGAACGCGACCTATTCGGTGGTCGTGCCGAAGTTCGTCGAGAAGGCACCGGCAGAAGGCGTTCCGTCCTTCAGGGCTTACTTCGAGGCAGTCAGCCCGATGCTTCGCGGCTCTATCGAGAAGCGAACGAAGGAACAAGTCGCGGCGTCGATCGACGCTGACTCCGTGCCGTTCTGATCTGCGGCAGCAGGGTTTTTCTCCTTTCCCCTGCAAGCCCCTCGCCGTGCTTCGTCTGCTGCGACACGGCGAGGGGCGCCGCTTTTTCGTCTCTTCATATCACTCATTTCATTCACGGAGGATCGCATCGTGGACTACAAAGCCGACAGCATGTTTCAAGAACTCGCCGCCCTGGCTGCGCAGGGGTGGAAGATCGTTAGGCTCTGGGGAGTCAAAGACAACCTGACCTGCACGTGTGGAAAGTTGGACTGCCCAACGCCAGGGAAGCACCCGCACGGCGGCGCTGGCTGGCCGGAGCGAGCAACGGACGACGAGTCTCAAATCTGGACATGGCTCGAAGACGTCGAGGAACACACTCGCTCGAACTTCGGAGTCCGTCTCGGGGCATCGTCGGGCGTGATCGACGTCGAGTTCGACTCTCCAGAGGCCGAGATCGTCCTCAAGGAGTACGGCCTGCACACGATCGACACGCCGACATACACGAGCGGACGAGGCCAGCACCGGATTTTCCAGTACTCCCCCGGACTCCCCGACGCTGGCGTGGTAAAAGTCGGCGGCCTCGAAGTCCGCATCGGTGGAGGAGACGCTGCCAGCCAGTCGGTGATCCCGCCGTCGTGGCATAAGTCCGGAGTCCAGTACAAGTGGCTTCCAGGCAAGTCTCCGGCAGACTGCGATCCGGCAATCCTGCCAGACGCATTCATGGCAGCGATCCTCGATTCATCGAAGAGGCGAGGGTCTGGGGCCATTGCGCAGGCTTGCCAAACGATGATCAGCGGCGAGGCTGTCAAAGAGGGCGGCCGCCATGCTTTTCTCGTCGGCGCGGCGAGTTGGCTATCGCAGCGAGTCGGAGATTACACGTCAGCCAACCTCAAGATGGTCGCCGAGATCATGGAAGGAATGAACGTCCGGTTTTGCTCTCCTCCAAAGTCTGAAAGCGAGGTCGTGAAGATCGCGAAAGACCAGTTCCTCCACTACCAGCAGAAGCAAATCGAGCGAAAAGCCGCGAAGCCGTTTGAGCGGTACGGGCTCGCATGGAACGCTGACGACGGCTGCTGGGAGCCTGGGGCCTGGAGGCTGACAATCGTCGAGAGCGAGCCAGCCGAGTACAAACTCCACGTGCCGTCTCCAAAAGACCCCAAACGGAGCGTGACGGTGCTTCTTGACGCCGGGGAGATCACAAGGGCTCGCGACGTTGCCGAGGCGATTCTGTCCGCGACCAAGAGTGTCGACGTTCTCGACCCGAATCCTGCCCGCTGGACCAAAATCTGGGACGGCGAGAACTTTCGGAAACCAGAGGGCGGCTGGAGGTCGATTCGCGGCCTGAAGTGCAAACTCTTCGACGACGCCGATCACGAGATTCCGTCGATGGAGGCAAACGAGAGCGTGAACTACGCCTCGATCCTGCACTCGTACCTCACGTTCGGATTCTCGAAGACCGAGGGAGGCGAGAGCGAGAGCGAGCGTCTTCCAAACCACTCCGGCCTGCCGAAGTGGATTCAGGACAAGGACGGCACATGGGGGCTCTGGCTGAAATGGAATGAGACGGTGGACGCGGCGTGGCGAAAGAGGGGCCTCCCACAGCCCCGCAAGACGGTCAGGGGTGTCCTGAAGAGCATGATCCTCGAAGCGGTCTCAGAAGTCAATTTTGAGACCCAGGCGAAGCGTTTCGACGGAGGGTCGTCCCGCTGGTTCATTCTCCGCGACCGTCACCTCGCTGCGCTTGAACGTCTTTCCGGCTCTATATAGGGAAAATAAATCAAAATCGATCATTTTTAAAAGAACAAGTACACAAGTCAAAAACGGGAGTAAGTCGTTATTTCATAAGGAGTTAAGTTTCTACTTATATAGTGACTTGATCTCGTTTTTTCAGGTTTTCAGGTAGCAATCCAAGGAGGGAAACAGGATGGCATACGTAGAACGGGCGATCGGCGGGGCTGGCACCGGAAAGACAAGGCTGATTCTCGACCGGCTGTCTGCGGCCCGCCGAGAACTGGGCCTGAGCGTCCACGAGATCGGCTTCTGCACGTTCACACGAGCGGGCAGGGCCGAGATCGCTGGGAGAGCCGCCGGAGAGTGGGGCGTCGACGTCGACGCCCTGACGAGCCACGGGTGGTTCAAGACGGCCCACGCGATCGCCTACAAGCAGGCAGGCGTCGAGGAGGGCCAACTGATCCAGGGCAAGGACGGAGACCAGTTCGTGTCGGACTCCGTTGGCGGCGTGATCAGCACTCGCATCGACGGCCGGGGCGAGCGGCAGTACATCGCTGGCGAGGGCGGGGATCAGTCGATCCCGCAGTCCCTCAAGGCCTGGGAACTCGCCAGGAGCAAGATGACGTCCGTCTCTGCGATCCTGAATCGGTGGGAACTGTGCGGCGAGCAGACGCCGTCCATCTCGGAAGCCCGCCGCACGATCGAGAAGTACGAGAACGCCAAGCGAGCCCACGGCATGCTGGACTTCACGGACGTCATCGCTCGGTTCGCCGGCGTCCGCTACACCGTCGACGGCCCCTACAAGGTCGAGCCTGAGGGGGAAGTCCCAGAGGGGCTCCGAGTCTTGGCGATCGACGAGGCTCAAGACTCGTCGACTCTCGTCGACATGGTCTGCAAGAGACTCGCCGCCAGTCCGACCATCGAGCGAATCTGGATTTGTGGTGATCCGTACCAGTGCCAGCCAGCCGGTACTCCGGTCCTGACGTTGTCTGGGTACAAGAACATCGAAGACCTCGACCCAGCAGTTGACAGGCTTGTCACGTTTAACCGAAGGGAGAGTCGCTTTCCTGGCAGCGGCTCTGAGTTTGAGGTCGCCAGCAGGGAAGTCGATTCATCAAGCCTCATTGAGATCACGCTTGCGGACGGGACGAAGCACGTTTGCACGGACAACCACAAGTGGGTGGTCCGCACTCGCGGGCGGAAGGGCACCTACGCCACCTACCTCATGGCGAAAGGGAGCCGGTGGAGGATCGGGACTGTTCAGGTCTTTGCTGGCAAGCCAAGCGAAAAGAACGGCTCGTTCCGCCTCAAGATGCGGATGAACCAAGAGGCGGCAGACGCGGCGTGGATTCTCAAGATTTTCGACACTGACCGCGACGCTCGCTGCTACGAGCAAATCGTCTCGTGCCGATACGGGATTCCGCAGGTCACGTTTCGTCCACCGTGCGGCGTCAGGACAAACCTCGACGAAGGGTACATCGAGCAAGTTTTCAACTCGCTCGGAGACCTGACGAAAAACGGATTGGCGTGTCTTCACGGGCACTGCCTGTCGCCCGAGCATCCAATGTGCCGAAAGGCCGACCGATGCAAGAATGGGCCAATGGCGAGCAGGCTCATTCACGCCGCGAACTTGATTCCCGGCGTCCATCGCGTGCCCAAGATGGACGAGAAAAAGAAGTGCGAGTGGGTCGATATCGTCTCATGCAGAAGACTGCCCCCAGGCAAACCAACGCGAGTCTGGAGCATGAACGTCCAGCAGAACCACACGTACGTCACCCACGGCGGCGTGGTGACTGGAAACTCGATCCACAGTTTCGCGGGCGGAGACTACACGCACTTCATGTCTTGGGAAGCGCAGGAGTCGACGATGCAGCGGAGTTACCGTTGCCCGCGACGAGTGCTGGCTCTCGGCGAGGCGTGCCTGCGTCAGATGACGCGGGGGTATCGTGACCGAAACATCCAGCACGCGGGCCACGACGGAACCGTCTCTCGCGTGGGCAGCGCCGAAGAGGCTCTCTCCCGCCTGTCTGCGAACACATCGGCCCTCATCCTGGGCCGCTGTGCGTTTGCCCTCGAAGAGTACGAGTTGATCTTGAAGGCCAAGAATCTGCCGTACCTCTGGATCGACAAGGCGTCGGGCTCGTCGACGTTGTCTGGATACTCTGCCCTGTGGGGGCTCCAGCACGGCCGCACGATCTCAGGCGACGACTGGGCGAACGCTGTCCAGGCGATCGCCGTGAAGAGCGGCGATTTCGGAGAACTGCTCGTTCGGGGAACAAAGACGGCATGGAAGTCTGGCAAGATGTCGCACGTTGACCTCATCCGCCCCGTGGCAGAGGACTACGAACTCATCGGCGTGACTCCGGCACTGGCGGGCCTCATCGCCGAAGGTCGCTGGCATCTGGCGATCGAAGCCAAGGGAGCAGACCGTGCCCGCCTTTGGCTGGATACGGCAACTCGCTACGGCGAAGAAGTCGCAGCGAACCCTCCCATCCGGCTGTCGACGATCCACGGAGCCAAGGGCCTCGAAGCCGACAAGGTGATCCTGTCGTCCATCACGAGCCCGAGCGTCGAGCGGGCACGCAACGCTCTGGCTGAACTGCACGACGAGGAGTGCCGCGTGGCTTACGTGGCGGTCACGAGAGCCAAGCAGGACTTCATGCTCGTCGACGACGGGTATCGCTACAGAATGGAGTTGCCACTGTGAAACACCCACGACGAGGACTTGTTGCCATTCCGTTTGTCGCGATCGCTTTCGTGGCTATCGCCGGGACGATCGACCCCCGTAAAGACGACGCCAAGCATCGCGAGTACGGCGACAAGTTTAAGTGCGTCGCCAAACTCGTCTGCCGAAACGTCAAGACTGGCATCGAGCAGTCTGCCAGTTGCGTCATTGTCACGCCGCAATGCGTCGTGACGGCGGCTCATGTTGTCGACGGGTGCGACGGATGGTTTGTCTTGTGCGACGACGGCAAGAAGCACGAGATCGCGTCGATTACGCCGCACCCGGACTTCGCCAAGAAAAACGGCGGAGACTTGGCCGTCGGCCGCGTGAAGCAGCCGTTCTCGCTGGACTTCTACCCTGCCCTGCACGCCCTGAAGGACGAGCCTGGGCAAGTCGCGAGCATCGCAGGGTACGGCCTCGCTGGCACGTTCGACACGGGAGGCGTGAACTACGACGGCAAGAAGCGAGCCGGGAGCAATGTCGTGGACCGAGCCGAGCGAGACTTGCTCATCTGCTCCGTGGATTCGCACCGGAGAACGGAACTGGAGTTCTTGATCTCGTCTGGCGACTCTGGCGGTGGCCTGTTTCTGGGCAACGAACTGGCTGGGATCAACTCGTTCCTGATGGTCGCGGGCCGGAGCCCGTCGGCCCGGCACGGCGAAGAATCAGCCCACACGCGAATCAGCGTCTACCGCGAGTGGATCGAAGGGGTGATCAATGAATAACCTCCTGTTCGAGATCGCCCCCGTACAAGACGAGGACGGCAAGAAGAAAAAAGCGAGCCGTAAGAAGCAGACTGAAGAGTCTCAGCCGCCTCGTGCCTGGGAGCCGCCCCCCGAGCAGCCGGTCGGATACTTGGCGTCCATCGAGGGCCATGTCTCGTGCGAGACTTGCGGCCTCGAAGTCATCGACCTCGTCGAGATCGTCAAGGCTCGCGGCGAGACCAAGTGGAAAGTCATGTGCGGCTGGTGGTGCATGACGTCGTGGTTCATTGATCCGATACCGGGCCTGCTCGACGAGGCCGACAAGTCCGCGAAGGAGTTTGTTCTCCGCGAGGGCCGCTTCGCTGGCAAGACGTTCGACGAAGTCTGGAACTCTGGCAACGAGTGGTACGTTCGCGATCTGGTGAAGATGGCGAAGCGAACGGTCGTTGCCGAGGCGGCGGCCGCGTGGCTGGCGAAAAAAGGAATTGACTGATCTCGTTGTACGGATACGCTACTGCCTCGTCACGGATGGCTCGCCGCGAGAGGCGACACGGAAGCGCCCCTCGCGGTTCTTTTTTCTAAGTGAACGTCATGGATGACATCGACACGATCATCGACGAACTGCGAGCGGCGAACCAGGACGCCCTGCTCGCCGACGGCCTGGACGAGGCCTTGATCGGCTACACGATCAACACTCATTCGCGGCATGTCGCCGTCTACTCGGCCCAGAAGTGCGTCGAGGTTCTGATGCGTCGCGACGGCATGCCTCACGACGAGGCCGACGAGTTTCTAGAACACAACACGTACTGCGCGTACGTGGGGCCAGATGGGCCGCTGTATGTGAGGACGCGATGATCCTCCACGGCGACGCAACGACGGTCCTCAAGGGCCTTCCCGATTCCAGCGTCCACTGCGTGCTGACGAGCCCCCCGTACTACACCCAGCGCTCGTACCTGAGTGATTCTGATCCGCTCAAGCCGCAGGAGATTGGCCTCAAGGGAGGCGAGTACATCGCGGACCTCGTGTCTGTGTTCCACGAGGTAAAGCGAGTGCTTCGAGGCGACGGAACCCTTTGGCTGAATCTCGGCGACGTGTATCTAGAGGGCGAGCTCGCCGGTCTTCCGTGGATGATCGCACGCTGTCTTCAGCAAGACGGTTGGCTGCTTCGTCAAGACATCGTGTGGGCCAAGCCCAGCCCGATGCCAGAGAGCGTCTCCGACCGCTGCACGCGGTCACACGAGTACGTGTTCATGTTCACCAAGTCCCGCGACTACTTCTACGACGCCGAGGCGATCAAAGAAGAGTCCGACTCGTCTCCGACTGGCAAGAATCGACGGAGCGTTTGGAGGATCGCGTCGACTCCGTACGCCGGAGCCCACTTCGCCACCATGCCTACGACGCTTGCGGAACTGTGCATCAAGGCAGGCACGAGCGAGTACGGTGCCTGCGCTTCGTGCGGCGCTCCGTACGCGCGGCAGATCGAGAAGCGGAAGATCACCCGCAAGCGGCCCAATCAGTACGTGAAGCGGACGGGCTCGAAAGGCACAGGAAACTCGTGCGCCAACACGGTGGCTGGCGTCGAGACCAAGACCGTCGGCTGGAAGTCTCCCTGCTCGTGCGAGGCCAGCGTGCAGCCGTGCGTCGTCCTCGATCCGTTCGGCGGCTCAGGGACAACGAGTGCCGTCGCCAAGACTCTCGGAAGAGACTCGATCTACGTCGAACTCAATCCGGACTACATCGAACTGGCCCGGAAGCGAATCGACGAGGCAGGGGCTGCTGTCAAAAAGAAGCAGAAGCCAGCCGCAAAGCAGATGGAAATGTTCGTGAACTGATGTGTTTGTCTGGAAACGCTTATTCAAGGAGGGAACTGCAATGAAGAAGTGGACAATCAAGAACGCATGGTCGGCCAAGAACGGATCAAGCAAGCCCGTCTCGCATGAAGAAATCAAGGCGAGCGACATCACGGAGGTCGACCGTCTTATCGCATCGTCTCTCGGGCTTCGAGACCAGCAGAGCATGAAGAAGATTCATGCGGCGCTGTCGTACGCGATGCCTCTTCTTACGACGCATCAACTGCCGCCAGCAACGACTCGCCAGAAAGCGCTTCGCCATGCTGCCAAGCACGCGATCGCGTGCGTGATGGCTTACTGCAAGGCAGATGGGATTCCGAAGAGCGAGTACAGGTTCGCGATCAACGCCCTGAAGAACTTGGGTTTCACGCAACTCAGTCAAAGCGATTGGTTCCTGATCTGGGACGCCATGGGGATGGAGGGAGAGATCAAGGATCAGGAGTGCTACGACTTCTACCGCCACGCAGGGCAGTGCTGGCATTACGCCACGCTCGCGGAAATGGAATGACTCGCTTGTCTGGACACACTTTCTCGGAGGAACGGATTCCATGAACGATACGGTCATTTTGAGTTGGCCCGAGTACGCGATGGCGTCTGACGTTGGACGAAGGCGGCAACTTGAGTCCATCAAGGACGGAAGGAAAGACAACCACGGCTTCGACGGCGAAGGATGGAACGAGCATATCGAGGGAGCGTGTGGCGAGTGCGCCACGGCGAAGCACTTGAACGTGTACTGGGACGGGAGCGTAAACGCATTCTCCAACCCAGACGTCGGCAAATACCACGTTCGCACGCGAAGCAAGCACTACTACGAACTGATCATTCGCCCTGGAGACGACAATGATGAAAGCATATTCATCTGCGTCACGGGAAAATGCCCTGAGTACAGGATTCGCGGCTGGATCGTTGCGAAAGACGCCAAGAAGCCTGAGTACCTCAAAGATCACGGCAAGAGGCCGCCTGCGTTCTTCGTGCCGCACTCGGCGCTGCGACCGATGAGCGAGTTGCCGATCTCGAAATGATCTCATTCGCGGAGGGGACACCCGCGAGAGACTGATACGTGCCATGGATCGTCTACGAAACTCTGAACAAGAGTAACGGCAAGACATACATCGGCGTCCACAAGCAGGACGGAGACGGCTTCGACGGCTATCTCGGGTCTGGGCAGGCGATCAGCAGGGCGATCGCCAAGTACGGACGCGATAACTTCGAGCGACGGACTCTCTTCTCGTTCCAGACAGACGGCGAAGCCTACGCCAAAGAGGCCGAACTCGTCGGCCAGCAGTGGGTCGAGTCGACATGGACGTACAACCTCAAAGAGGGCGGCATCGGGGGCGCCGGATTCTCGATGCCCGAAGGGGCCCGCGAGAAACTCCGGCAGTACCGTACGGGCAGGCCCCACAGCGAGGAGACGAAAGAGAAGATTCGCCGCTACCGGATCGAGAGCGGGTTTCGCCACACTCCCGAGTCTCGCGAGAAGATGTCACGGTCTCGCACGGGTGTTCCGCACTCGGAAGAGCGAAAGCGGAATATCAGCGTCGGCATGAAGAAGTCGTGGCAACTCAGGAGGAGTCCAAATGCCTCTTGAGACTTCGATCACCAAGTCCATCGTCAAGTCTGCGAAGTTAGACGGCTGGTGGACGTTCAAGATCGCCGGTGGTGCGTTTCAGCGGGCTGGAGTTCCAGACTTGCTGTGCATCAAGAACGGCCGGGCTGTGTTTCTAGAGGTCAAGCAGCCAGGCAAGAAGCCGACGCCGCTTCAGCAGCAAGTTATGCGAGAGATTCGTGAACAGGGCGGCGCCGTTGCCGAGGTGGTCACGAGTCGAGACGAAGCCCAGAAGGTGCTAAATGGGGTGCATAACGTCCCGTAAAAACTGGCCTGAAAAGCCAGCGATTCGGTATGTCTACGAGTTGGTTCTCGTGGACGGGAAGTGGAAGAAAGTCCTCGTAGCAAAACGGAGAGACAATGATCGCCGTCAGAAAGCCGGAAGGTAGCGTGTATCAGCCCCTGGCCGCCGCAAACCCAAAGGCCATGGTGGCGAAGGGCATGACGGAGGCCTACGTGGGCTATTCAGTGAGCGACAAGCCAGTCGCGGTCTACGACTACGAGGCATGCGTCGAGATCGTGATGCGAGAAAATGGCATGACCCACGCGGACGCGGTGGTTTATCTCGTCAGGCACGTCATCCCAGACGAGCCCGGCCCGAACTTGCCCATCTTTGTGAACACATCTCGCTGAAAAACCGATTGACACGGAGAAGTATGGAAGCGATAACCACCACCGTTGGAAGGCTTTCCGACCTCGATGCAAGCACGATTGTCGGGAGCCTGACGAAGCACGGAAGCGAGTTCCAGCGAGAAGTGAAAAGCCGACACGGGTCGGCAACGCCAATCGCGATCGTTCGGGACGGATCATGGAGGATCGTATCGTGGGCAGCGACGCACGAATGGCGGTCGATGCAGACCCTGGAAGGGTTCACGCTCGACTCGCATCGTCGTCGCGGGCTTGCTCGCGTTGCAGCATCGCTGCTCGTTGCGGACGGCTCGATCAACCAGCATCTGCCGCTGGCCGTGTTTGCTCCGTACTGCGTGGAGATAGCACGCAGCGTCGGCTGTCGGGACGTTCGCCTGCACGAACGTCGCGGCGACGACTGGTTCGAGAACTCGTAACGCGAGGTATTTGTATGGATATGCGTACCGCAGCGGGTCTGTTTCTGGCTCTGATCGCCGCGATTTCTCATGCTTCCGAGCCGACTCCAGCAGGCGAAGCATGCAGCGTTCTGACTGCTGGCGAGGCTCAGGTCGTGGCAAAAACGAACGAGGCTCGCGTCAAGAACGGCTCTCAGCCTCTGGCTGTTGACTGCCGACTCATGGTGTCGGCAAGGCGGCACGCTCTGCGGATGGCACGCGAACGGTCGCTCTACCACAGCGACGACAAGGTCGCCGAGAACGTGGCGACCGGACAGCCCACGGCGACAGATGCCGTGGTCGTGTGGCTCGCGTCGCCTGGACATCGTGCCAACATCCTGAACCGTGGCTATCGCCGCATTGGCGTGGCTGGGTTCATCGGTCCTGACGGACGAGCGTACTGGGTCCAGCAGTTCGCTCCGTGACAAGCCCCTCCGGTGGTCCCGCCCCGCGAGCCTCGGATCGGCCGACCTCGCGGGGTGGGCCATTTGACCGAACCCAAAAGGAGAAAGAAGAGATGATCGACAAGAAGAAACTCGCCGAAGTTTGGACAACCATGACCGTCAACGAGATCGCAGCCAAGTTCTCGGTGACCAATCAGTCTGTGTACTCGGCGGCTCGTCGCTACGGTCTTCCGCACAGGATGCTTCTGGAAGTCGACGACGACAGCATGCCCGGCCCAGGCGACCCGACTCCGGAGCAGATCGCCGAGCGTGCCGAGGCTATCCGCAACTCTTGGCCCGAAGGCGAGCATGAGCGTCGTTTTCTAGGCCAGCGTCGGGTCCGGTTTGAGTTTCCTCGAATCTCGTCGGCCGACATGTTCGGTGCTATCGAGCCCGCCTCCTACTCTCGCGTGTAACTTCATGCCCATCGAAGAAACGTGGCTCGTCGACGTCGTCGGAAACGGCATCGCACGGCTGAAGAAGAGAGAACTGGCCCTGGACATCGGAGCCAACAAGGGCGATTGGGCCGAAGAGATGGCGTTCGCGTTCGATGACGTGATCGCCGTCGAGCCCGACGAGCGAAACCCTCTGTCGGCCAGGATGGGCAGGCTTGGCAACGTCACCGTCGTGTGGGCTGCGGCCTGGAAGAGCGACGGCTTCGTGACTCTCCATGTCAGGCCGAGCCCTGACCAGAACTCGCTTCTGGAGACGCACCCGATCGGCGCCGGGGCATGCGAGCCAGCGCCCGTAATCGAGCAGCGCCTCGTGGCGTGCCGCACCCTGGACAGCATCGCCCCGAACGGCGCCGACATGGTCAAGATCGACGTCGAGGGCACAGAGGCCGACATTCTTGCGGCGTGCAGCCGCGACGGACGGTGGTCGGGGACTCTGTTCGTGGTCGAGTGCCACGACACGCTCCAGGCTGTCAAGTCTGAGTTGGAGTCTCTCGGAAAGACGGTGACGGTGGTGCGGCACCCGTCTGTGACGGCTCATCCTGGTCACTGCTGGGCGATTGGAACTTCTCCTTGAGCAGCCGGATCATCGTTTCATCGACCGACTCCAGCCACTGGGATTCGCTCACTGACTTTACGTGGCCCTCGATGCGGGCGTACGCGGAAAAAGTGAACGCAGCGTTTTTTGGCCGACGCAGCAAGCATCCGTGCAGGCCAGCCTCGTGGAGCAAACTGTCGTCGATTGCCTGGGGCCTATCTTTCTGCGACGAAGTACTCTGGCTGGACGCCGACGTTGACGTGCGGCTTGCCACGGACGACGTGTTCTCTGAACTCCCGGCGGGAGAGTCTGCTGGGATGTGCTTTCTGACAGACGAAAACAGAGACAGCCACTTCAATTGCGGCGTCATCCTGTGCCGCAGGAAGTTTTTGCGGACACTTGTGGATGCGGCCATGTGTGATCAATTTGCCCAGCACAGCCGATGGGAGCAGGAGGCGATCAACTGGCTGGCAGGACAAGGGCTTTGCAGTCTGCACCGGCTTGATGTGAAGTGGAACGCATGGCGAGGCTCGATGCCGGAGAATAAGCAGTTCCTGCACGCATGCGGCATCGATGGAGTCGGCGCAAAACTGGAGTGGCTACGGTCGGCGACATGAACCTCTTGTCTCAATGGTGGACTCCTAGCGACGAGAGACGTCTCGGCGAGATTCGCGAGTGCCGCGAAGCCAACGAGTCCAGCGGCCTGTTCTCGGACGTCGTCTATGTCGACGCCCCACGCGGCAGTAAGACCTACCGGGAGTTGTTCGGCGAGTGCGTCGACCGATGGCCCGGAGAAATCTGCGTCGTCGCCAACACGGACATCATCTTCGACGACACGATAAGCCTCATCGAGCCGCATGTCGACGACAGGACGTTCGTCGCGCTGACGCGGTGGGACAGCCCGATCTCTCCTCGCATGATCGGCCACGTACTGCATGTCCCGAAGACGACAACGAGCAGAGGCGCCGAGCATTTCGACGACTTCTGCTTCTTCGCAGGGTCTGGCGACGCATGGGCCTTCGTCGCGTCTGATGCAATGCGAGACTCGCCAGAAATTGCCCTCGGAACACAGGCGTGCGATCAAGTCATTGCAGCGTGGGCCGCGATCGGTCGCGGCATGCGAGTGATCAACCCGTGCCTGTCCGTTCGGACATGGCACCGTCACGCAACGTTCGACCGTCCTCCGGCTGGAAACACGGTTGCGCAGGGCATGTACGCATACCCGCAGGCCACGACGATCGCCGGAGTCGACGAAACCATGCTCGCGACGCATCTCTGGACGCCAGAGCAGTACGGAAAGCCGATTGAGTGGGGGGTAGTCAGGAAGCAGGAGTGCCGACCCTAACGCTCGCCGAGATCGAGCGACACAATCCCGATCTCATTTTGCCCCCGGACCCCGAGTTCGCCGACGAATACTGGAATCGGGTTCGCTACGGCCGAGACCAAGCCAAGAAGCGAAAAGTCGCCCTGGTGGCGATCTGCCGCAATGCGATGCCGTTCTTGCCTCGCACGCTCTCCCTAGTCGAAAAGACGGGCGAGATATTCGCCGACTGGCGGGCGTTCATCTTCGAGAACGACTCCGTCGACGACACGAAGCGAGTCTTGGCTTCTGCTGGGGCCGACTCGAACGGCAAACTCTCCATCGCGACCACTGACAACGGTCGTCCGCACCTGAACTACACGAAGTCGTCCGACAGGACGATCGCGTTGGCCGAGTATCGGAACATCTGCCGTCTCTGGTGCGCCGAGCATTGCGGAGACTTCGACTACGCGATCGTCTTCGACACAGATATGTGGGGCGGCTGGAGCCTCGACGGTGTCGCAAACACGATCGGACACCTCGAAGACGGCGAATACTCGAACGCTTCGGGCATGGGCTCGTACTCGTGGGCGATCTGGGGGAGGCCAGTGTGGGCAAATCCCACCGAGTGCCAGTACGACGCCTGGGCGTGCCGGTGGACATGGTGGCAAGAGCGGCAGAACATGCTCTGGTTTCATCTCTGGCACCCGCCCGTCGGCTCGCGGCCCGTCCGCATGAACTCTTGTTTCGGCCAGTTGGCCGTGTACCGCATGGGGGACTTCATTTCGGGCACGTACGCAGGGGGAGACTGCGAACATGTCGCTCACTGGAGGTCTATGGGAGGGGACTGTTACCTCAACCCTTCGCAGCGGGTTGTTTCGTTTTGGGTTCCGGAAGAAGAAACATGCCACGAGGGCCAGATGTAACCGTCTGCACGGCTACATTTTCGCAGATGTGGTTGGCAGGGACGCCAACCAGAGTGATTGCCGAGACTCTGAAAATCTCGGCCGACCGCTGCGACGCGACTCGTCGCCGACTGGGCTTGCCACGCAGGGGGAGTTGGCACGGGTCCAAGACCGGCAAGCGAACGGCCTACCTCCCGAGCCCGGCCGAAATACGGCAGAAGTGCCTGGAGTTTCAGGCTGGATGGAGCGAAGAAGAGCGGGCGAGGCGACGTGTCGGCTACAGCCCCGAGCCGAAGTTCGTCGAGATTCAAGTTGTCTCGGCAAGAACTGTTCTTCGCGGCTTTGCGGACGAGCAACTCGAAACCACGGCAGAAGATTTGATTGATACTTCGGGTGAGTAGGCGTCTCCGTGTAGCCTGGATTTCGGCACTGACACACGGAGGTTTTCAGCCATGCCCGAACCGAACTACGGCTCTGTCTCGATCTGGGAAAAGATTCGCATCCTGCAAGAGTGGTCGCCGGTCGTGACTTACGTGCAGGCTTTTCTGGCCGAGCATGACCCGCACGCCAAGTCTCTGATCGTCGCCGATGCCTGCGAGTGGCTGGCGGCCAAGTCCAAGAACACCAAGGTCGACGACGAACTCGTTGACCATGTCACGGCGATCCTCAAGTCTCCGCAAGGCGAGTCGTTCCTGCGGTGGATCGTCGACAAGATCGATGGAGAAAAGTGATGTTCGATGTTGAGTTTGCTCTTCGCGCCGCTGCCGTCGTGGCGGCGATTGCTCTCGTGGCGTCTCCTGCCCTGGTGGCAATGCGTCCAAGGTGGCCGTGGTCGTGGTCGTGGTCGTCGCCGCGAGAAGAAGTGACCGACGACGCCAAGACGGTGCTGGACATCGCGAGACGCCTCCAGGCCACCGGGAACGTCGAGGGCGTTCGTCTCTGCAAGGGGCTCATCGACGTGCTGCTCAAGCCGGAGAAGTAGACGTGAAAAGAATCATTCTGGCTGTTGTCCTGGCTGCGTACGGAGTGTTTGGGCTTCCGTCGTTGCCCAAGTTCAACGTCTCCGGCCCGGCCGTCGTTCAGGAGCCTCGCGAGGCCATGAAAAGCACCGTCAAGCCAGTCGTTCGGGCCGTTAGCAAGATGTCACCGATCGACCGACTCTGGCTCCAGACGATCTACAGCAACGCCGCGAAAGTTGTGGCCGCCGACGGAATCGTCGAGCCGCAGGTCATCGTCACAACGGAGGGCCTGCGGGCGATCCATGTGGCGATTCTGAAGTTCATCTGGCGTGGAATGGCTGAAAATCCGCCCGGCGAGTACGAGGGATTGAGCGAAGCCATCGAGAAAGTTCTCGGCGAGGTTATCGGCGAAGACCAGAGGTCTCTGACTCCTGATTTACGGGCGAAGGCCGTCGAGGTCTTCGACGCTATCGCATGGGCTGGGCTTGGAAAGGATCAGTGATGGCCGCTCCGTGGCGTCCGCAGGGGTACGTACCCAACCCTGCGGCTACTGAGAAGTTCGTCTCGTCGCTCAAGTATCCGACCCTGGCTCAAGCCGGGCCGAAACTCAAGAGCAACGACAATCAAGACGTCGTCCTGTATCCGGCCATTCTGAAAGTCGACCCGCTCTATAAGCGTGTTGCTCAGGCAATCGGCTCGTGCGTCGGTCACGGGTGGGCAGGATGCGGAGACACCCTGGCCGCGACAGAGATCGTCGTCCACGGCGAGGCCGAAGACTGGAAAGGCCGCATTCTTGAAGCCTCGATTTACGGCGTGAGCCGGGTCGAAGCCAGGGGCAAGACTCGCGCGGGTACAGCCGACGGGTCGTTTGGAGCCGCTGCGGCCGACGCGGTGATGAAGTGGGGCGTGCTGCACTACGGCGTGGACTACGGCGGGACTGTCTTCAAAGACTACTCCGGCATCCGCGAGAAGCAGTGGGGCGACACGGGAATGCCCGACGAACTGGAGAAGTACGCCAAGCAAAGACGGATCAAGACTACGACGTTGATCACGGACTTTGACTCGTACTGCAAGGCTATCTCCAGCGGATTTCCGGTCGCGATCTGTTCTGGGCAGGGCTTTACGATGTCCCGCTCGAAGGGGACGACGATCGAGAACACGGGATTCGCGACGCCTCGCGGTGAGTGGCTTCATTGCATGGCCGGAATCGGCAAAAGAGGCGGCAAGAGGCCTGGAGCCCTGATCTGGAACTCCTGGGGAAGCAAGGCCCACACGGGTCCGCACTATTCTGGGATTCCAGACCGTCCCGACGACATGCCCGACGAGTTTCGTGGATCGACGTTCTGGGTCGACGCCGAAGTCTTGGACAAGATGCTCAAGTCTTGGAAGGACTCGTTTGCTCTCTCGTCCTACGACGGTTTTCCTCCCAGAAAACTCCCCTCGTGGACTGGAGGGATTCTGTGAAGAAAGCACTCGTGCTGCTCGTGACCCTCGCGGGGTGCGGGCCAAGTCTGACGCCAAAACAGATCGAACTGCTCGGCGAGTGCTTCGCCTGCGCGGCATACGAGGTCACCAAGGCCGAGTCCGCCGTGTCTCTCAAGCCGCCGGAACCGAAGAAGTGCTGCGGCAAGTGCAAGGGTGGGCTGGTTCGCTCCGGCGACGGCATCGAGTGGGTGTCGTGTCCGTGCGACGACTCATGTCCGTGCAAGACAAACAAGCAGTTTCTGATCCCAGCCAAGACTTTTCCGAAATGACCCAGCAAGAACTCCGCGATCAACTCTGGAGCGAACTGCCTGTCCTGCGACGAAATCTCGTCGGCCGCGAGAAAGTCGACGACATTATTACAATCGCCATCGAGCAGTGCCCGGCTGAGTTCTTTCAGCACATCTCCCAGGGCTCGAACGAGCAGGGCGTGGTTCTGGCGGCGTGGGGACAGTCCGTGAAGCGAGGGTACAGCCTCCTGTACGGCGAAGAGGCCCAATTCGGGCCGCTCTTCTGGATTCTTGTGAGCCCCATGATCCAGAGCTTGCTCAAGAGACTCTTGGAATGGTGGTTCGAGTCGCGAGCGAATCGCG